AAAAACTTAGCGAAAGTAGACCGCAATTGCGTACAAATGCGTAAAAATCTTTTTCAAGGAATCTACAGTCTCAAAGCAATCCTCTGAACATGAAGCGTGTGCAATCATGCGTAGCCGGATATGGGAAGGGAATCTTCTCCGTACTGGAAAGATGGGATGTCTTCCAGGCATTCAGGTCCTAAGATGCTATTCGTAATGCTCGGAATAGCAAATATGTTATTTTCATTTGGATCCATTTCGTTATCTTCACCGCCTAACATACTATGGATAGCACTGAGTTGATAAGCTCGATATGCTATACCATGAGCAACTTCTGTCTCAAATCGGTAATATTCATATCCGCGGAATTGTAAGGGTAGCTCTAACGATAAAGCCACCAACTCTACGCGGAGAGATTCTTGGTTGAATTTTTCTCTTCCATAAGCGCTATAATAGCGTTGGAAGTCGTCCACATTAGATTGCAATGCTCCTAGTGGATCGTCGGATGTTTTAATCCAATTTATTAATTCTTGGATTGGAGCTTCATCTAATGGAGCTCTCATTATTATTGTTGGGTAATCTTCATCGGGTAGAAATCCTCTTTTAAGATATTTTACCGTGTCAACTGTTTCGAATGGAATCATACGTCCATCTTTTTGATTAGAGGTGTAAGTTAAACCATGACTGCGTAGTATTAAAGCTATATTAGCCATATTAAACCACGCAATGTTAGGAGCACTTTCACCGACGTCATCATCACCGAAATATGCTTCAGTAACGTTTTTAGAATATGCTGCCATAGAGATTAAATCTCGTGGCACTGTTGGATTCAGTATCGCTATTTCCAAATACGCCATCCGCATATAACAAGCATTCACAAACGAGTTTAACACAGTGGTAAAAACATTTCCAGAAGGATTTCCATGGGTTGTCATATATACGACCCAAACTCCAAACGGTGCATTAAAAAATAAGTGTACACAATGATTCATTTCATGGAATAACACTCGGCGGACAGTTTGATTTTCTTCACTATCGCCGTAAAATTTATTAACACATTCACACAGAGCTGTCGTAAACTGATTAAAAACATTACCATCATACTGAGATTGATCGCCACCTCGAACTTGTTTGCCTCCCCAAGGAAACAATCTTCTATACAAGTTCATCCATTCTGGGCCTTGTGGATCAATACCAAGCGA